ATATCATTGAGGGAAGGTGGTCTAGCCTCATTGGTTCCACTGAATACAATCTTCAACTGGAAAGCTGAGAACTCAGGGAGGGAATCGATCTCATAAAGATACTCAAGATCCTCAAAACCTGATGGACCAATTAAGCGACTGCCGCGAACTTTCTTATTGGGAAGACCACTGAACTTGGATGGGTCAATGATTTTATCACCAATACCATTACCAGTAGTATCTAATAAGTTGTCGTACCCAGGGAATAATACCCAACTTGGCTCTGTGCTTCCTTGTGCATCAGCACCAAACAACCTATAGCAAACTCGGAAATCAGCCGTCTCATCTCTATATGCAGTAAGAACTACTTTGAGAGATGTTGCTGGATTATCCAAATCAACCTTCTGGGAGATGTAGATTGAGGTATGTGGATCTCCAAGTAACTGGTTTGTTCTTGGATCATCAGCATAATTACTTACTGGATTATTAAGAGCAGATCTAGCACTAAAGACTGTTGCTTGGTTGATATCCAATGCGGGACTTAAGTTTGGATCTGAGCTTCTAAAAGTCAAAGCCATAGTTAGTGACTTATTATTAGGTAGATCTTGTAAGTATGCATTCTCATTGTATATGGATGCAACTAATCTAGGAGAATCAAAATCATTGAATGCATTTAATACGATAGGCTCACTACCCTGATCAATAAATGATGCCTCATTACCTCCAGCACTAGTTCCTGTAACAGTTCTCACCAAAGTATCAATTTGGGTAGTTGCACCAGGAGTAAGTACCCCAAATGCAGGGAATAGCGCATTATACTGGAAGTTTTGTGATGATCTAACAGAATTTCCACCAGATTGTTGCTCTTGGTTGAAACTTAGTTGTGGTGTGTATGGAGTAATTCCAACATCAATAGATCTGATTCCACGATCAATCTCTAATGGAAGAGTATTAAAGTCTCTAGTATTTCCTAGAATCTGGTCAGTAGGTAATTGGTGTTCTGTGTTAATTCTCCTGAGAGAAACACCACTCAACTCATACTTGAATACTCTAGATCCCTGGTCGTGAATATTAATCAATGTTGAATCAACACCACGAGAAGTAATTCCCAATGTGCCGTCACCATTGTCCGTATATTCCATAATCTCGCCACCAACCAATAGATAACCAATACTACTGGAAATACCTTCAAAGGTTGAGAATAGTTCTGGACTAACGACTGTAATTTGGTTAGATGAAATATCAATACCTTCAACTAGGTCAGTACCCAATGTATCAGGCAAGCATCCAGTGATTCTAACGATATTGTTATCAGCCATCATACCGTGTGCTGCTAGATCTAGTACAAATACTGATCCAGTATTCATAGGATCTGTAACTTCACTTTCTGCGCTAATAGTAGTACCAATAGCAGTTAGTACATTACCAACTTCATCATATGAGTTGAGTGAGTCTGTGATGTTGATTTTTTCACCAATAACATTAGTTAAAAATACAGTATCGGTATCTCCGACACTATCAACAGTGACTACTGCATCCCCACCAGAACCTCCAACTAGGGAAGTTGTGATTCCTAGTGTATCTCCAACCCGATATCCACTACCTGAAGATGTAATTGATACTAGACCAACTTGTCCCCCAGTAACAGTAACATCAGCCAATACATTAATTCCATTGGTATTGATGGGTGTTAGCTCAACTGAACTATATGATCCATCCAAATATCCAATACCACCTTCAGTTACAGATGATAATGTTACTCCAGCACCAACAAATTCAACTTCACCAACAACACGAGCAATATTATTAACTCCTGATGCAGTAGAAGCTAACTTTTCTCCAGTTTCAAATACATACGTAGTTGGTTCTACAAATACTGTTAGTTTTCTTGGTAGAGTTTGAATTGGGTTCCTATCAAGATCAGTTGTTTCAAATATTGATGGGTTGTTTAGGAATACTGTACCAGTATCAGTAAACTGTGCCTTATACAAAGTAAACTTCAAATCTTCAAACTGTGATGGTGTCCAAAGAGAACCATTCTGAGACTTGAACAATGAACCACCCAAATACTGCTGAGAAATAACAGCAGCACCACTAGCAGCACCCTCAGGTGTGGTAATGTTATTCTCACCCATCCTAGCGATCCAAGCAGTATAGTCATCGGTAGTTGGTGCTAGAAGAACAACTGCATATGTTACATTTGGTTCTAAGTAAACAGGAGATGGGAATGTAATAGGAGTCGGTAATGTAGCATCATCAGATACTATAACCTCATTGGGGGTAAGAATAACCTCCGCAAAATCTTGTATAGGTGAGCTTAGAGGAATTTCCAACTCAGTCCGCCTAATCTGAATTGTTAGATTGTCTACTTCAGATTTGGTCTTCATATAAATGTCTAGACCAGTTAAGAAAGCACCTGTACCATCAACAAAAAATGTTTGGGCTAGAGGGTCCCTACGTCTTCTTCGGATTGTCTGAGTTATATTGGTGATCTGAGTGATATTTGTCTGTGGTCTAACAGTAACTGTCCTATCAATAACCGTAGTAAAGTTATTAGTAACTGTACGGTCAATAATAATAGGTGGAGGTGGTGGTGGAAGCTCGCGAATATTTACTGATTCGGTTCTCCTATTCTGGATAGTACCACCTGAAGTAAATGATGCCTCTGCGAATGAAATGATAGTTTCACCCAACTGTGGCAGCTCATTAGTAGGACTAGATGATAATCTAAATGTCCTTATACCAGTTCTTAACCTAAAGTTCGGAGCTGGATCTGTATATGGGTCTCTAAAGTATATCGATCCAAATAAATCACCGGACACATCACTAACTAATCTTTGGTTAGTGATTATTGCAATAGAACCACTTTGATCCCCAACCAATCTCAAACCAGGACCAATTAAACCAAAGTATCTTTCATCAGATAGGTTTGATAGTGATTGAATATCAACATTCAATACTGTCGATGATGATGAGTATCCATCAGAAATCAATTCATCCCTATTATAAGGATTTGTAGTAAATCTAGTAGTTGGACTATTGAATGGACCAGTTTTGTGATTCTGTACAGCTACACGAGCACTGAAGATTGGCTGATTGTTTACACTAATAATTACTGACTCCCCTACTTGGAAAGTACCATTCTGCATTGTAATTTCAATGAGCTTGGGTACAAAGTCAACACCACCAGAACCTTCAAAGAATGGATAGAATCTGGTTAATGGTTTGATCTCCCTTGCATTGAAGGCAACATTACGCTCCCTCATAAATTGAGCAACCTCAATACCCTCAACAAAAGTTCTATTGAAGTTATCATCAGACTCACCAAATACATTGACTTGGCGGTTACCGATAGATCTAGTTACAATAAAATCATCACTAGCGGGATTTAGAGTCATCCCACCATCATATAGAATAACGTTGAATGGGTTTACATTTTCAACACGTGATGCTAGTGGCTGATTTAACCATTCAATTTGATTGTAATTTAGAGTAACTAGGTCACCAGTCTTTCTAACATTTGAATCAATTAGAGGAAAATCTTGATCTAGTGAAAGTGTATTAATATCAATACCACTTTCAGGTTGCAGCTGCATTGGGATTGATGCAAACTGTGTTCCAACTTCAAGAGTACCTGTAGGTCCTACAACAACTCTAGCCTCTGGATTATCAAAATCGATAAAGTCAGTATTCCTAAAGTCATCCGCAAAGAAACCACTCTTAAATCTATCATTACCATCAGCATCAAGAACTTGTAATGACTGTGTTTCTCTTTCAAGTAATGATAGTGAAGTAACCTCCTCTAGTGTCTCAATACGATCTTCCAATTCGCCAATATCGCGCATCGTATATCTACGATTGTCTAGTGTGATGATTGTAATATCATTAACATCATAGACATAAGGTGGATATGTAACACGAGCTATTTCTAAAGCAGCTTCGGCACTCTCTGGTAGTTGAGGTAAGAATGCTGGGGCACCCATAACCAACTTCAATTCACCCAATGTGTTTAGAACTACACGGTCCTTTCTACCAACAAAGTAGTCATAACCAAGAACCATACTTTCATCTGGAGCAGTTACTAGAACTACAGTAGACCCAGAAGTAGCAAAATCTCTAGATATATAATCAAATGGTGATGCGTCTGTAGCAGTGAATGGAGCAACACGAGGGCGGAAATCCAATGTATCAGAAGCACGTAATCTACCACCACGCAACATAGGAACGCCAGTAGCAAAAATTTCCTCTACATATGAGTTTGCTGTGTAAAAATCTCCATTATCATCAGCAGGTACTCCAAACTGATCGAATACAATCAATAGCTTTTTATTTGGAGCTGCAGCATTTCCATTTCTAATCACTCTAGAGAAGTCATAGAACTGCTCTCTCTGACCTTTATCTAATGTATATTTTGAGGTAATATCATTATAATTACCTGGCTGCACTACCTGTAAATTTGTCCTTATGTTTGACTCAGAGAAAATAACTTCTTCCCCAACCTCAAAACGGGATTGACCGAAATATACAATCCTAACATTTGATGGTGAGGTAGTATCTACCATCTTAGCAACGGTTCCGCTCACAGAACCCAAGATCAACTCGCCTCTAACAGTATTTGTATCTAATGATAGACCATTAACAAAACCCAATACATCTAAGACGGGATCACCACCGTCAAGTGATTCATATACGGCACTAACAGACTCAACATCAGCAACATTTAATGAGATTTCCTCATCATCAACTCGCAATCCATAGAATTCATTAGAAGTCAATCCAAAATCAGCTGGTAGATTAGGACTAATTTTATCAACTAGTAGTAATTGACTCTTAAGTAAAACCTTTGTTTTTGATTTAATAGACGGCTTGATTGCTGTTACATTTACAGTAATTCCAATCTCATTTATCTTAGTTAAACCAGTGAATGTAATAAGAGTACTATCTGCCGATAAGGAGACTTGCTCAGATCTAATAGTCTCAATTGTACCATCATTATATACTATCGAATACCTTTCCTGATCAAACGATGTAAACAAAGCATCATTAACGCCAGTTAATGATCTGTTTAAAGTTAGAGTACCTATGCCATCAGTAGTCTGTTGAAAAATTTGTGTTGTAAAATATAGTTGTGAAGAATCTAGATTTACCTTAGCAATATTTTGCTTCTCCATCTCTACATAGAGAGCTGAATTTTCGGTATTAAGAACACGCGATTCAGTTGCACGCAAATTGACACCAGTCAAATCACTAGTTGGTAAAGTTCCAGCTGCAACGCCAGCAACATTAGCAACAGGTCCAACATTCATACCCAAATCATTGGGGAGTAGAAATAATACTTTATTGTAAACTAATGTAGCATTAGTAGAATCTTGCCAAACAACAATATCACCAACCTTAAATGAGTCGAATGATCTTCCAGCACAAGTAATGAAACCTGATGTATCAATACTAAATGTATCACTAGGTGCAAAATTTCTAGCAACTCTTGCGTACAATCTAGTGTCTGCACTAAAATCTACAGCAATATTTGGGTCTAATGAGCTTGTGTTTTGCTTTACAGACTTTACTTGATTTTGCTTATTGATTATTAATGATGTAATCGAAATAGATTCGATACTAGAACCATTAATAGAAATTCTTTCACCAATAATAAACTCACCACTAACTTCAGTTAGAGTTGCACTATCACTAGAAACTGTCCTCACAAATCCAGTTGCACCTGAACTTAGACCACGAATTCTATATCCAGCTAGCAGCAGACTGGTAATATCTCGGTTTAAGTCAATTTTAGTAAATATTTGGAAATCATAGAGATAAAGGTTCCAAGGGGTAGCAGAGGAAGTATAAGGCGCATCTTCCAAAGAATAGCTATATACACGCGCTTCACCAATCAAGTCCCCTGTAGGCTCTTTAGAGTCATCTAGACGACCATTATAAAGCTGAATGATATTATCAGCAATATCCAATCCAACTACAGGTGTGCTAGTAACATTATTTACAAAATACTTACTGCCCATTTCAAATGGAACACCAGTATTTGTTTGTGTTTCTGTTGTACGTGCTTTGGGAGCATCAATATTAACAGTTCCTGGATTCTTAATGTCGAAACCACGAACATATGCCTTACCAGAAGATACTTTTAGAATAGCCAAGTCTTCTGAAGGCTTACTACCACCTTCGGTAGTCTGCTCGGCATTATAGATGCCACCATTACCCATATTATCATTTAATGAGTCATCAGCAGTTAGTTGGAAGCCATTAATTACATAATCACCAGATTCATCAAAAGTTCTACCAGCAATATACTCCTTAATAATATTATAGTTACTATTTTCTTCTAGCTTTTTAACCTCACCAAAATCAACTCTCAATAACTCAACAAAGTTTGAGTCATTATAATCATTTAAAGGTTTTTTAATTAGCTTGAGAGTAATTTTTAATCTATCCGCACCAGGTGCTGAGAAATTATTAAATCCTTTAGCATTATCATATAAAGTATTGTCTTGACCAGCAGTAACAATCTGTTCGGTAATCTGAAGACCAACTCTATATGATGGAGTATTTACATACGGCTCAAGTACAATAGATGATTTATCAACCTGTACAAACGTACCTCTTAGGAAATATACACCCTCAGCAATCTCTGCAGCTGAACCAACCGCAGTAGCATCTGTAGAAACAGTAGTTGCAAAAATACTATTTGCAGTAATTGTAGTATTTCCATATACAATTGCTTGATCTAATAGCAATGACTCATTTGTTGTGAAAAATACAGTAGTATCATCATTTCCACTATCAGTATATGTAACAAAGATAGTCGGATTTGTTATAGCATCTTGTGGGGGGAGAGCATAACCAATAACTTTAGCACGAACTCCTGTTACTTCACCTCGAATTGATTTACCAACCAGTTGATCTAGATACAAGGATACGTCAATACCACCTTGCTGCGCTTCAAGAATAACAGCAGTATATTGAGGATTGTATGTAATTCCGCCAGGAATCACCATAGAACCTTCTTTGAAGAAGTGCTCTCCAAAAGTACTAATTTGATTTTGTAAGATTGACTGTAAAGTAGTTAACTCACGTGCCTGTACAGGAAATCCTGGCTTAAAAAGGACTTTATAGTAATCCTTATCAGCATCAAAATCGTCAAAGTATGGGCTGGTATCTAGATTGATCTGAGACATTGTTTAGAATTCCAAGATGATCTTAACGTCTTCTTTTTGGCGTGGGTTTCGTGTCACCAAAGGACGGTTGTCGAGATATAAAATCTCTCCGCTAGGTTTATTTATCTCACTTCTAGCAACGCCTTTTGTGAACTCAACCCCCAAGTCAACTGCCCTATTACCAACAGTTAATGTGGACCCAGTAAAGTCTGTATCTAATGCACCAGAGAATCCTGGACCCGTGATATTATTAGTATTTGATACAAAACTAACCTGGTTGCCATTAGTTGAAATACCAACATAATCGGTATTAGTTTTGCCGGGTGGATTATAATATAATGACCTATCCTGTGTATACTTGATAACTTGCGTGTCCTGATTGAATGAAATTACATAACATTTAGC